TGGCCAAGCCACTTGGCCACATAATCCAATTTGTAGCTCGGCAGCATGAACCGCTTCTTAACGGTCTTGTAGAGGTCGATCCGCTGGAACGGGGCTGGCGGGCCGAGGCTAAACTCAGCGAACTCGCGGTTAAGGCTGGGTTCATCGAAACGATCGCCGTAGTAGTGGACTATCGCGTCAGCCTGGCCCAGAAGAGTATGGGCGTGGCGCACCATAGCGCCACGCCCTTCCTGCCACTCCGCGTAGAACCGGGTTGTCTTAGTGCCATGCCACTTAGCGGCAAAGCAGACAGTCCGGCTGGGTTCCAGGATCGACTGAGGACTAACGTAGACATCCCTTGTGCCATAGACCATTGCGATAGCAGGGGAAGTCTCGATGTCAAGTAGTAGCGTCTTCACTTTCCCTTTCTTTCCGCGAAGGACCGGCCTTCGCACCCGATATTCTCCAGCGCTGTTCTATCCAGCAAAGCGGCTTGTCGATTGAGTGTCGGCAGCACCAGCAGTTCGCATCCAGCGTGTGCGGCCGGTACACGTTAGATGGCGGGATCGGCTCCCCCTGGCAGACGGGGCAGCATTCCTCGTCATGAATGATCGGCATCAGGGGAACCGGGTAGCTCACTTCTCTGGCACTAGCCTTACTAGCGGCTGATGCGGGAAGCCCTCAGAGCGGGGCTCTGCGGGCTCCAGGGATGCAAGGCAGTTAAGGAACACCCAGGGGAACTTGCCGAACGGGTCATAGACTCGCATGTAAAGCTCGCCCTTGCTGTCAAGGTAGATGGCGCCTGCCTCATATTCAGTCATTCTCGGGCACCAGCCTGACTAGCGGCCTCTTCGGGACACAGCCGCTACGCGGTTCCACCGTGCGCATTGCGAAGTCCAGGTACCGCCAGGGATACTCGATGTCCGCAACCCGCATGAACAAGCTGCCGTCAGCGTCCTTGTAGACATGCCCGTACTTGTATTTAGGCTCGCTCATCCAGTCCTGCCTTCCTTCTGATCTCATCTGCCCCCGCTGCCAGATAGGTAGCGTTGGCATCCTTAGAACTCAATGTTAGCGTATGACCATCATTCACATCAACGGCAACACGCTTAGCAAGCCTACGGCCTTCCTCGTCGTTATCCGTGCAGATAAGGACTGAACGGTAACCCTCGAAGAGTCGTTTCCACTCCGGATGAGCCTGCCAGCTGTCCACTCCCGGTATGGCCACTGCGGGTATGCCGCAGTGGTAGTCGAGCGTGATCGCGTCGAACTCGCCTTCCGTTATGGCGATAATGCCTATCTTGTCGGCCTCGTCCATGCTGAGTGTGTTGTAGAGCCTGGTCCGGTAAGGGGTGATGTAACGCTGGTGCTCGCACTCACTGGTACAAGCGTGCGGCTGCCGGAACTTGAGGCTGACCACGCCGTTACTTGTCAGGTAGGGCAGGCAGATCATCCCGGCATACCAGCCGTGCTCAGAGTCGGCGGTTACCTCGCCTATGCGATAGCGCTCGATCGCGCCGTCGTCTATCCCTCGACCATTCAGGTAGCAGCGAGCGTCGTCGGTAAGGGCTTTCTGGTACTCGGTCGCCAGTGAATCCAGTGAGGTCCTGAACGAGTCGCTTAGCCGTGGCAAAGTCGCAGCCCTCCATCTGCTGGATGATCGCATAGGCGTCCCCGTTCATGGGGCACGCATGACAGTAGAACTGCTCGAACTCGAAGTTGATCGTGGCACTGGCATGCCTGTCCACATGAAACGGGCACCGGATAGGGACCCACCCCGTTATCGAACGGGGTGGGCGGCTAAGGCCGTAGTGTTCTAGCACGGGCAGGATCGGCGGCTTGTTCATAGCAGCATCCCGATCACGAATATGCAATAGACCCAGAACGCCCAGACCTCACAGATAGGGACCGTCCTGGCCGTCCTGGCGGTGGTTAGCCGCAACCTTGAACCCTGGAACCTCGGGAGCCTTAGGCGCCTTAAGGTCGTCAAGGCCAATAGCCTGAAATTCGAGAAATTTTCTGATCGTCATCTGGTACCGGCCTTCGTAGTATTTCCCGGCGATCAGCCTGAATATGTGGCCCAGCAGCATCAGTCCTGTGAAGCCGAGAGCCCAGACGGGCAGGAACGGGACGCTGACATGCCACTGTGCCAGACTGGCCCAGGCGAACGTGGTACCGGCGAAGCTGACAGCCAGTTCCGACCTTACGTCGTCCAGGACATTGCTAGCCTTCGCAGCGTTACGACGCTGCTCAGGAGTCAGCTCTTTCTTCTCGCTCACTTGTCCCTCTCTTCTGGCGGTTCAGGGTAGATGAATTCGGGGTGCTCGATGTAATCGAAGACATCGTTGTAGTTAAGGCGCTGGCCGTTCTCGGCCATCGCCCCGTGGTATCGCCAGGACAGCTTGGCGTCCTTGCCGGTCCTGAGCAGGTCCCAGCGAACATAGAACGGCAGGGCTACCTCGTCGCCGGGCCTGTGAAGCCTCAGGACAGCCGTACAGCCGGTCTTAGACAGAGCCCAGCCGTTGTCCTCTGCGGCCTCCAGGACCTTCCTGAGCCTCGCCGGGACGGTCTCCAGGCTGTCCCCTATGACAAGGCCCCGCTCGGGCTCGCCCCACGGGTCGTCAGGCATTCAGTTCACCAGGGTTATGCGGATCATGTTGCTGGCAACAGGCTCGATCGAGATAGTCTCGTCGCCGTTGATTTCCAGCGCTCGCACCCGTCCTGGCCGCTCAGTAACCTTGGCAGTGATATTGCCAGTGAAACGCTTAGCCGACTTGTCCAAGTCAAACCGGATCGACGTGCCCCTGCCCAGTGGCCAGTCACCATTACTGCCTGGCTCGAACCTGTAAACAAACGTGTCTGAATCAGGGTCGCCTTCGGTAAGACTCTTGATCGTGCTGGCCTGTTCTTCCAGGCGCATCCTCAGGATGCGCAGTTCCCCTTGGACCCACTTGGGCAGGTTTGCTTCATCGTGCTCAGTCATTCAGATCACTCCCCTTCCGTGACAGGCAGGGCAGGTCATGTCAACCCACTCGCCCCTGACCTTCCTCTTCACCGTGCAAAGACCGCCGCAATACTGGCAGGAGATAGGCTCTCTATCGCCGCTCACTCCGGGCCTCCCCGGTTAAGCTCGTCTTCGCGGAGCCTCCGGATAACCAGGTAGTCGCCTACCGACTGCTCGCCCTGGCCGTCACAGCGCATGATCACGCAAGGGCAGTCAACGCCCGCGTTCTTGCTGGCCTGCCTCAGCTATTCGAGCGGCCGGAAGTCACGCCTGGCCTTCACCTCGATCGCGCTGAACTCAACGTTCTTGATGTCCCGGCCGGGCTCGCTGCCGAAGGTTGCGACCGCATCAGGATGCCCGTGTTCTCTTAGCCACTGGGCTACGACCTGGTTAGTACGCCTGCCCCTGTTCTGCCTGGCGGTGCCCACTAGCCCTTGTCCTTCCCCTTGTTCATGGAGTACCTGGCGGCTGCCCTTTCGGCCTGTTCTTCCAAAAATTTTTTTGCAGCCTCTTGTTCCTGCTCGTCCTCATCGGACACAGTCTTAGGCTCGGTCATTGACGGCCTTCTCTATCTTGTGCTGGCAGTCGCACCAGTTACCGTCCTTGCATTTACGGTGATACAACTCGGCAACGTCCCGGCAACCTTCATAGCCTGGCTTAAGGGTTACCTTGTTCCAGTCGCCAGCCCTCTTGCACGGATCGCAGATCACTTGGTCACCCCAATCCTCGAATCCAGCTTGGCTTGCGAAGCCCAAAGGATTTCCTGAGTGCGGGAGACATCCTTCGTGAAATGCTGCATAGCCAGTGCGCCGGTCATAACCACGTCAGCTAGCTCTTTAAGCAACCGATCTTCAGCATCAGGATCGGTGCCTTTACGCGGGTTCTGCCCGGTCCAGAGGATCAGTTCAGCGATAGCCTCACCTAGTTCCTCGATCACCTTGCAAACCCGTGCCCAGTCCTGGGCTAGCGGTTGATCCTTATAGGCCTGGGCAACACCCTCGTCCAGCCAGGCGTCAGCCTTCTCAATTATCCGCTGCGAAAGCACTATTCTCCCTTACCTTCCTCCACTACGCATTCCCAGCCGCAGCCCGCATAGCCAGCCGTATCCAGCCAGTGATCCTCTTTCTCGGGACTCCACCGGATACGGCTCAGCTTCAGCAGTTCCATGAACACTGCTACATGATGAGATTTGAGCGGTTCATCACCCACCCGGAAACCCCATGCGTTAGCTAGATCAGCTGTCCGCTGGAAGTCCTGAGTAGGAGGGCCGTAAGCATTGTTACGATCGCCGCAGATGGCGGCGATCGAGTCCTTAAGCAGGGCTTCCCTTGGGGACACGGACTCATCCCTGAGCATAGAGAATGCCTCTTGAATGAAAGAGTTAACTTCCCCCGCCTCGGTCCCGTCAGCCATAGCCATAGGCTTGTCGGCCGCCTCGTTACGTGCCGCAAGCTCCCTGGCTCCCTTAACATCCTTGCGCTCGGTGAACTCGAAGTCCCAGTAGTCGGAAGCGACAATCTTAACTGTGCGATGCTCGCAAGGCACAGCCCGGTAATACTGGACGTTGCTCTTAATCAACGCCCGGTCTACCTCCATGCCTGAGCCCTCGGAGTCTTCCCAGCCGGGCAGCAGGATCACGAAGTGAGCTTCCCTGATCTGCTCTAGGGACTTGGCCATGTAGGTCTCGAATGGCAGGTCTGTCCTGCGCTCGAAGTTGTTGGCCGGGTTGACAACCCGGTCGTTAGGGTGCAGCTGGAGCCAGGCTGCCTCGACCTCATCGAAGACCGGGTAATTCCAGTCAGGCTTGTCCCGCATAGGGCCGACCAGCTGTACGATCACAGGTCCGAAGTCCTCTTCTCCTATGGTGATGTTCACTTGACGTCTACCATTTCCGTTACGTCCAAGGTCAGCAGCCTGATTGGAATACCTGCAATACTGGCGCGGGTGAAGCAATTGTGCGTACCCCGTGAGGCGTTATACCAGAACGCCAGGCAGAGATCGGCCCCGAGATCAATCATTTCCTGGTTGCGGATAGGCCCGGCGGCCTTGCCGTGCTTAGCCCAGTCGGCAGGGTGGCGGTCAGACTTTACCGGGCCTCCCGCCTTAAGGGCTTTGAATACCCATTGATAGGCGAAGGCGTCAGCCCCGGTAGGGCAAGCCCCCTCAACGACAGTCAGGGTCTCCGTCATAGGGAGATTCGCCAAAACCCTGTTAAGCTCTGACTCCACCACTGACGGGTAGGGCCAGTCTCTTGACCCGGTTACCAGTACTCTCATTTAGCCGTGCCTCTCACGTTCATTCGCAGTCTTGCGAAGCTCGGTATGAACTCGGGATCAGCCTGGCCGATCTGGAACTTGTATTCGCCCTCTATCACGATCGCCGGGGCATCGGTCAGCGGATAGCCCAGCCGCTTAACTGTCTCGACGGCCCTCATGGCCTGCATGAGCAGGTCGGTGCGGACTAGCCACTCATTGTCCTGGAGGTCACAGTCATCACTGGGAGTCAGGCTTATCTCAATGTTCAGGTAGTACGGATCACCAGCAAGGTTTGAGGAATGCCAGACGCTCTCGATGCTGGGATAGCCGAAAGGTCCCAGCAGTGCATACCAGTCATCGGGAGACATGTCAGGACTACCAGGGAGGCCCGTCACCGGCTGCCGATACTGAATCTTCCAGTCGGCCGGAAGTACCTGCCATAGCCCGGTCGCCGCTGACTTCCGGCCCTCTATCTTGAACTCTCCTGGCAATCGGGTACTCACTCAGCAGCATCCTTTCCGGGTCCGCGTAAAGAGTGATCGGGTCCTTAGCCTTAGCGTCCGTCTTGCCCTCTGAGTTCTTAACGATCGCCACTTTGTACTCGGCGGTCTCTGAGTTGAATCCGACCGACAGCATGAGCCGGGGAAACTGGCTGCCCTTGCCCAGCACCTTGTCCCTGGCCGCCGGGTCCTCAGGCGGCAGGTCAGTCGTGTGATGACAGCCCACCACCGCCAGTTCGTAGTCCCTGGCTAGCTCGTCATACTCAAGGGCCATCGCCTTAAGCGCAGCCCACTCGTTGTCGAACAGTCCGGACTGGTTCCCGAAGTTATCTATGAGAACCAGGTCAGGCGGCAAGCCGAACCGCTGTTCCCAGGCGTCCACTTCACGCTGGACGTCCTCGACAGCTGGCGCCTTGAAGCTGACCCTTACGTTAGGGAGTTCCTTGTTAAGCGATGAGCGGTAGCGCTCATCGCCGTCGATGATGCCCTGCTTAACATCCTTGTAGGGCTCACGGCTGATGATGCTGGCGAACCTTGATGTAGCAGTAAGCGGTGTCGTGTCCAGCAGGAAAGCCAGAGCAGTGATGGTGGGCATCCGGTGGATCATGTTGAAAGCCAGGAGGCTCTTGCCTGCCGAGGGTGGCCCAACGATCAGGGCCACTTGGCCTCGGCAAACATCTGCCCCGGCATGATGGAGACTTTCGTACGCTGTCGGCAGAGGGACGCCGGAAGCGCCCCGCTTGTCAATCGCCTGAGCCAGCGTGAGCACGCTTCCTCCTGGACCGGCCTAGTTCACTAGCCCTGCTTATGCTCAGAGCACCTTCCGGCGTAGTCCAGGTGCCGTTACTAGCCTGAACGAGCCCGAGGCTCTGAGGATTGGCACAGACGATCCGAGGGGACCGCCCGTAATCCACGTCCTGATGCTTGTCGAACATCCCCAGATCAGCGAACGCCTGATGACAAACTGAGCAGTGATGCCCGGTCCATTTGGTCAAGCAGCAGCAGCCCACTTTAGAACGGCGGCCCGTCATCCTGACCGGACGGCGGCACGTACTTCGCCTCGTAACGGTGCGGCGGCTTAAGACCCGCTCGCTTAGGCTCGCCGTCCTCGACGCGGGTTACGGTGACCGTACCCCCCTGCTCAAGGTCGATCCCCTCAATGTCAAGGGATCGCATGGCATCCGTAAGCGACCAGCCGATAGCGCCCTTACAATACAGGGCGAACGTCCCGTTAGCCGTATTGAGAATCAGGCGAACCTGAGTTCTGGCGGAACCATCAGGGTGTAGCTCAGGCTGGCCGGTGTCGAAGTTCCTGACCGGAATTTCCTCTGGCTCCAGGGCGATCGTGCCGGTAACGCTGGAGCCGACATTGGGGAACTTAACGGCGGCCCATTTGGGCCGGGGTGCGAGGCTGGTCACTTGTCGTTCTTCCTTTCCTTCTGTGCCTTAACCCGGCGCTGCCGGGCCTTCTCGATTGCCTCTAGCTGGGTACGGATTTCCTCGTTGGCTTCCTTGGCTCGCCGGATAAGCTCACGGCGTTCCTCGGCAGTGCTCACTTGCACGGCTCCCAGTCGTCAGCCAGGCAGAAGTAGCCTGAATAAGCCGTCCCCTTAGCGGAGACACCTTCCTTCCACTCCCCCGGCTTCCCGCACTTCGGGCACTTCGGGTGAACGGACTCAGGAAGAGCCTGATTGCTGAGCGTGGCATCCCTGGCTTCCCTGGACATACCGGCCGCCTTAAGGGCGGCCTCTGCCTTGTCAAGGTCAGCCTCGTCGTTCTTAGCGGGACTGGCTGGCGGTGCAGCTGGAGGTCCTGACGAGTAGCTGACTGTCGCCTTGAATCGCTGGGCGGCCAGCTTGACCGTCTCGAATCCCTCTACGGTCACGAACTCGTTAAGCGCTAGCAGGGCTTCCGCTGGCGTCTCAGCCTTGATGGCAACCCAGGGGGCGTCATGGCCGCCTGACTGCTTAAGCGTGATGGTGACCTCAGGCACTAGGGGCATCCTTTGAACAGGCTGGGGGTGCCGGTCTCGTCAGGCTCGGCCAGCAGGTCATCCAGGCTGGCCTTACCCGGCAGGCCGAACATCTTTGCCACGTCCTCGCGGGCCGCCTTGGTGGCGGTCCTGTGAATGAAGTAGTCACGCAGGTACTTGAGGCCGAACACGCCCAGGAAGCACAGGGCGATGATTGCTGCTGTAGTCACTTAGCTTCTCCTAATCCCGGCTTTTCTTAAACAGGATGGCGCCTATAACGATAAGCACCAGGATTGACGAGTTGTGCGGAAGCACGAACGAACTGTGCTGAAGCGCAAGGTGAATCACTCGGGTCTAACCCCCATAGCCGGGCAGTGCTGGGCGACACCACAGCGCTTGCAGCGCTGACCCGGATTAGCGACGTAGATTCCTGACCTTTCGGCACGATCGAACATGCCTATCTGGTCAGACAGGAACTCGACGGAATACTGGTAGCCGCCTAGCTCGAATGGCCTGAACGGCTCATCCAGCTTGTGCATCCAGAACGACCCGTAACGGGGCCGGATGCCGTAGGTCAGTTCTAGCACGCTGGCACCGATGCCCAGCTGTGTCATGGAGTCGGGCGTCTTAGCGCCCGACTTTAGGTCAGTGATGATCAGGGCTGACCCGGCCTTGAGAACCTGGTCTATGATCACCCGGACTGGCACCCGGCCGAAGCTAGCCGTCAAGTCCAGTTCGATAGCGGGCTTGTCATCCGGGGTGATCCATACGGTTATGTCGTCGTTGGCCTCGTACCAGTCGATGTACTTCTGGCACAAGGCCGGGCCGTTCTCTTCCCACCATTCGACCTGGCGCTTAGGGCTTCTCCGTCCCGCATAGGGCCAGTCGGCCAGCGGGTAGGGAGTCTTAGCCTCAGCCTCAGCCAGGGCGTCCTTGAAGTGCCGGTGGAAAGACCCGGCCGTGTCGAATGTCACTTAATTTCTTCCAGGCAGTCTGGGCAAACGGTCGTTCGCCTAGTGGATGGCCTTGGTTGCATTACCCGGCGCATCGGGCCTTCGTATGGACAGTGGGGGCAGACTGGCTGGACTGGCTCTTGCTCATCGGTTCTCAAGGGTTCCTCTCAGATACTCCTCGATGGTCCGGTGGGTGGCCGTTCCTGCTGGCAGCCAGACGGCTTGCATGTCCGGCCGCCGCAGGATTCTCTTGAGGTAGTACCGCAACCCGCAGTCAAGCCACTCGCTCAACTGGGTGTATGACCTGGTGCGAGGCTGCATAGGATAATGATACCGAATGACCATCATCCACGCAAGTGAAACACGCCTACCGGCGAGCGAAGTTCCTTGTCCGCTTCGACTGCGGACGATGCCCACCCTCATGCCCAGTCATGCGATAGCAGGGAGCCATTGAACCGTCCTCGCGTTCCGTTGAGACCTTGCAGCGAGTCACCACGCGCCCAGAGCCGCCGTTCGACTTGTTGCGCCTGTCACCCTTAACGCCACCTGGTATAAGCAGGCCTGGATCAAGCTGATAGGTTGCGGCCCGCACCGCCTTACCGCTGTCGGCCTTCTGGACGACCTCCTTAAGCCAGGCATGAACGCCTGTATGGAGAATGCTAACGAGGTTTGCGGGATCATGCCCTCCGTAATGGAACGTAGAGAAGGTCTCCCGAACGTCGGCGCAGCAGATGTCGTCTACGGCGTTAAGCGTAAGGGCACCATGACAGTTCTGTCGCCACCAGCGCGTGCCTACCATCCTGGGAAGGATGGCGGGCGGGATGGCGTCCTGATGCTTAACGGTAACCCGGATCGTGTCAGGCATTTGCTTTCCTCTCGAACTTGGCTAGATACTTGCGAAGCAGTTTGACTACATCGGCGGCCTGGGCGTCATCTACGTTGGCCTCAAAGCCGTTAAGGACTTGGCGCAACCCCTTGAGCTGGGCGGGCCAGGATCGAATCGGACAGCCTGCCGGTTCTTCCGGTTCGGGCTCGTCTATTAGCTCGGCCTCATGAGTCTCGGCCTCGGGGTCTGGGGGGACTGTCTCGGACTCGACGTGCTCGGGCTCGTCTTCAAGATCGTCAGATGTATCAGGTGATATTTCTCGTGATCTTGGTTCGTCCTTCAGGCCCGCTGCCTCACGGGCACGGTGGATCGTTAGAACACTGCACCCGAACTCGTCCGCGATCTGCTGCCAGGTCTTAGAGCCGGGACCGTCCTTCTCGGCCTGGGCGCGCACTCCAAGCTCAGCCGTAGCCACCTTCAGTCCCTTGACTAGGTACTGGGCTCGGGCGATGTTCTGCGGCCCAGCCACGACCGGCAATCCGGTCGCCTCTGTTATCACCAGTTCTGCCGTCATGGATGGTGACGATAGCATGTGACCATCATCGAGTCAAGCGAGACACGACAGAACCCCCCTCGATCCGGGTAGCCGAGGGGGGTTCCGCGCGGTCGCCTAGCCAGGGGGGACTGGGGGATGCTAGGCAACCACGTCCATTACTTGATCAACTATCCGGATGTCGAAGATGTCAACACCCTGCCCGCCATAGCAGTCCCATCCGCCGCCAGCTACCGTGGCGGCCAGCTGCTTAGCGGCTTCCCAGTCTTCCGGGTGAGGACTGGGCTCCGAGAAGATTCGGATGAGGCCCCGGCTCTTGTCGATCAGTGCGCTTACGGTGCCGTGGGGGAAGCTCACTTCTTCGGCATCGGAGTCCAGCGCTGGCAGTTGCAACGGTCCCTCCCGTGGGCCAGAGCGGGGCGGATATGTGATCACCCGGACACGAACTGCATGGAGCTTACCCGAGACCATTTGAGCCGGGCAACTAAACCGTGTCATGGTTTGGCAAAGTATCGCAACGGGACGTATATGACTGAACAATCAGTCAGGCCGTTGTCCCTGATCCGCCTTCGGCGGGCCACGGCCGAACATGAAAGAACTCTCACGGACGATCCTGCCTCACGCGCGCGACAGATAGCTCATCTTTACTAAGACTAGAAAGTAGGGACAGGCCCCTTAAGGGGCCTGTCCCGTTTACTCTTAGATGTCCTTGTTATCCTAGTTCCTCTTAGTTTCTCAAGTATAACTAGGTTCTACCACAGGTAGCCTGTGACCATCAAGTCCATCGAGTCCCGGCGTGTCGCCGGGCTACCCGGCCCGGCGGTCGGACCTCCCGTTGCCCTCGGCCTCGCCTTCCCTCAGCCTGAGGATGACATCATGATCCAGCGGGTCAGGCTCGCCTGCCTTGTCAAGCCATGCCTGCCTGACATCGGCGGTCGGCTTGATGAGCCGACCGCTGCTATCCAGTTCATCAGGCCTGGCATCACGGATCAGGACCTTGCCAGTCTGATCATCGATGTCAACGATCTGCCGCCCGGCCTCAAGCCGGGCGACGAACCTCCGGGCTAGCCTCTCATCCTTGGCAGGGACCCTCTGGTTCAGCTTCAGCTTGGCAAGCGTCTTGATGTGCCTCATAGGGGCAGCCATGAGGGAAGCATGGGGCAGTCCTGGCCAGGGCACTAGCCTGCCGTACTGCCTTGGCTTGATGGGCCTTCCCTCGTCTGCCAGCGTGCCCTGAACTGGGAAATAGCCCGTGCTATCGCGTTGGGCAGGATCATCGGGTAGTGCTCGTCGTGCCTGGTGTCCCGCTCATACTGGGTCATGATCGATGCGTACTGGATGTTTGAGTACTCGGGGTGGTCTCTTACCAGCCGGTTAAGCACGTCGTAGTCAAACGTTCTTGGCGGGGGCATCGTCCTCACGTCCTCTGGGGCTCGGTCTTCCCGGTAGCCCCTGTTTCGTCAACGGCCCTCGGTGTTGCGCCTGGCTCTTGTGCGAGCCAGTGACGATCATAGGGGTCCTGATCTTCCTTGTCACTGTCTTCCGGTCATTCCCAGGGCTTTCCCAGGTAGCCGGTATGTCTGGTTTGTCCTGTTGTGACACCCGACACGCCCATGGTAGTGTGACTATCATCGCAGGTCAAGGACTGAGCCGTTAGGCACCATCCAACCCCAGGACTGTGACCTGGTACAGTGTGACCATCGACCATTTCAATACGGCTGATCATTGCTGTGAAGATCAGCGATCTTGTGTGACTGGAGGGAGTCCCATGAAGATGACAGTGAGAGACGGCGTGTCGGCCTACGAGGCTCACGTCATCTCCCTCGGCTGGAGCCAGCTGTACCGCAAGCAAGCCTTCACCTACCTTCGCAAGTTCATCCAGGCCTGTTCAGACGTGTCTGAGCTTCAGGGCCGCCGCGATGGCGGCGGCCCTCTTGTCCAGAACATCGACCATGAGTGCATCGACCGTTACTTCACCGGCCTGGCAGGACAGTCCCAGGCTGCATGGAACAACGGGACCACTGCCATCCGTGGCTTCCTGGCCTTCCTCGAAGACCGGGGCGAGATACCCGGCGGAATGAGCACTAAGCTGCTTAAGGGCCGTAAGACTAAGCCTAAGGTAAGGAAGCCTAAGCACTACATCAAGGTTAACGAGTTCCAGGATTTCCTGGACGCCTCAGGGAAACGCCACGCCGCCGATAGGGCGGCGATGGCGATAGCTCTCTACACCCTGGCCAGGCAGGGCGAGATAACCAGCCTCAGGCTGAAGGACATCGACTGGGACAGAATGATCATCAGGATCACCCGGCACAAGCGGCACCGCTGGACAGACGTGCCAGTCGGCAAGGACCTGGGGGACGAGCTAGCCCGGTGGCTAGTCAGCTATGCCGACGAGATCGGCTATGGAGCGGGGGTGGGGGTCGTCCGGATGATGATGCAGGATCACCCTGACTGGTACCTGATCCCCCGGCTGGAGCCTGTCCGCAACAAGGGTCCCTGGAAGGCCTCAGAGACACGCTACGTGCTTCAGCCAGAGCTACCCACCCGGAGACTGGAGCAGGTCGTTAAGGACGCCCTGGACGCTCTCAGCGCCTCAGGGACGGTACACAGCGAGTCCACCCGGCACGTAGGCGAGGGCATGCACACGATCAGGCGCTCAGGAGCACGGGCCATGCTCGATCACCTGGCCAGCCTGCCCCAGCTAGGCCAGGACAAGGCACTGCTGCAAGTGTCGATCATGCTCGACCATGAGGACACGAAGATCACCCTGGACTACATCGGCAGGGACATCGAGCGAGACCGCTTGCACGACTACCTCAGATCGGGTTCTATGTACGGGGATGGTCACAAGGTAAAGCCGCAGTCAAACGTCGTACAGCTACGGAGAGAGGGAGTTAGCTAGGCCGATGCGCGAGCTAATCGGGAAGTGGCGGCGGGACGCCGCCTTCATCAGGGGCAACCTCAGCAAGTCAGCGGTGGCCAAGACGCTCGACCTGTGCGCCGATCAGCTGGAAGAGTCCTGGCACCGGCTGACCCACAACGCCGAGTATGCCCCGGACTGCCCGCTATGCGAACAGGAGCAGTCCGCAACGCTGGAGAGGATCAGGGAGGTCCAGGAGAACACAGGCCCGGAGGACCCAGGAGAGCCAGGGAAGCCCTACGAAGCCGTAGTGCATAACCTGGGCCAGTTCCGTGACACAGGCGCTTAGGATCGCTTACAGGACCTTAGGACACAGCAAAGAGCCCCGTCCGGCTGGAGGGTGAACCGGACGGGGCTCTGTCGTGCAGGCAGGACTAGCGGTGCTTGCGCACAGACGCCATCCCGCCGTGAACCACGACAGCCAGAATCGAGTAGGCCATCATGACCCACACGACAAGCTGGTCAGTCGTGACATGGAAGCCGAACTTAGCCAGCAGGGTAACGGCGCCCCCCAGGGCGCCGGTAACAAGAGCCGGATAGTCGGCAAGAAGCTTCTGAAGCCAGCTGGGAAAGCTAGGCACTGTGTCTCCTAACGGGGCTTAGGTTTGGGTGCGGGCCTGGGCGGCGGGCAGTTAGGCGGTCCGGCAGCCAATGCGATCATTTACCTTTCGGCTTGGACGGAGGACGAGGGGGACGCTTAGGCGGGGTCGGATAAGGCCGGTCACCGGGACGCCTGCCCACTACTTCTTCGGCGCCTTCCCGTTCTTCTCAGCCTTCTTCCTGGCCTGGTGAATCTTCCAGGCCCGGTCGGCGGCCTTCTTAACGGCCTCCAGTTCCTTCTTCTCCCGGTCCTTGTCCTTGTCGCTCACGTCAGTTCACCGTGTAAACGTCAAGACGGTCAGCCGGGGGATGGGGCTTCCCGGCAGCGACACAGGCAGCGTCATAGGCCAGGTAAGTGTTGAGCATCGCCAGGTGAAGCGCGTTAAGGTTCGCCCGCGACAGTGCGACGATCGTATTGAAGTCCCCGTTCCGCTGCTGCACCCAGTGCTCAAGGCTGTGCCCGTAGCCGTCTGGAATCTCATTCCACACAGGACCCTTAGCGGGCGGCGGGGTGGCAGGCGGCCTCGGCCACTGGCCGAAGTCATCGTTAAGCCCGAGAATCTTCGTGCTGTTCCAGTAAGCCGCCTGATCCAGGTCAACCTGGGCCGGGCCGAACTGGACGCCGTTCTGAACCTGCCTGAGCAGAGCCCTGTCATCCCACTGGCCGTTAGACCATGCGTAGGTCTGCCAGCCATAGGAAACCAGGCCGCCGTTAAAGGCGGCCTGTACGCTTCCCAGGCCGCCGTAGACGCCCGTTCTGGGCTTGCCCAGTACCGAGTTAACCCCCTTGAGGTAACCCGTCAGATCGGGCATCTGAGCCGCATCAGCGGCGAAGAACACGACAGCCCCGGAAGCACCGATCTGGGCAAGCTCAGCCTCGGCAGCCTTGGCAGCTGCGATACCGTCAGCCTCACTCCGCATGATCCCGTCTGTTTCCCAGACGAAGATAACCGGGATACCGGCAGCCTTGTAGTTGTCCAGTTCAGTCTTGCTGATGTCCTTGCTGTTACCGCCGGACAGGTAACGGCAGACAAACTGCTTGCCGCCGTTCTTAATCTCAGCAGTAGTCAGCCCTGAGCCGAAGCTGAAGTCGATTCCGTTAAGCACTAGCCGATCAGACCTTTCACGTATTTCTCTGCCTCGTAGTCTGAGGCGCTTGCGACGTGAACCCCTCCGGGTCCCCGATGATGGGCTTCACACAACCAGGTAAGATTGCTAGCCCCTTCTACCCAGGCCCCAACCTCGTCCGGGTTGGACACACCTGGGTAGTCTTTCTCCAGCCACGCAAGGTCAACCCCGTTCTGAAGGCTGAACTCGATATGTGCGTGGTGAAGCTCTAGCTGGCCGTGGCATTCGCTGAAGTCATTACGATGCTGGCCCATGGAACACATCGCCGTCGCCTTAGTGCGACGGCGGTAAGCATTGAAGTCCCTGTAATGCGGATCATCCTTGCGAGCCGGATGAGCCGGGTAGTGGACTAGGTAAGAGTGGGTAACCTTCTGGCTATGAGCGCCTGTCACGACGCATGAATCCCGTTAGTGTTGTGATGAACCTTGCAGTAATGCCAGCCCTGGCCTTCGATCGCAGGGAACCGCCCGATCCGAGGACAGCCCTTATAGTGGCAGTTGATTTTCCGGTACCCCGCAACCATCGCGCCCAGGATGGCGAACTCCTGAAGATCGGAGCCAAAGCCAGACCAGAACGCATACCAGCGGCCGGTGGGATCATCAATCCCGAGCATGTGTGCCAGGAAAGAGATCACTTCTTCCCGCCCTTGATCAGCACAGCTTTCTTAGCCTTAGCGTTACCCCGCTTAGCGGCTTCCCAGAGAGCTTCCTGCTTAGCTCGCTCACGGGCCTTGCGGCGTTCCTCAAGCTCGTCCCTGGCCATTAGACGTACTGCATATCCGAGAGCAGCCGGGTCAGGTCCAGGCCCTCAATGGTGGTGCCGTTAGCGTCGATCCAGTCCTGGCTTACCACGCACCAGGCTTCCTCCACGTAATGCTCCATGAAAGAGATGGTCGCCCTCTGAAGCCTGCCCCAGGTGACAACATGGTAAATGCCTATCTGGGCGGTAACAACCTGCTGAAGCGGGATGGCATGGCCGCCATCGATCGGGCTGCCTGACACGTAACTCCATGGCTGCCCGGCATCGAACTGGTCAAGCGCCGAATAGGGGCAGTTGATCCCGAGGTAGACAGTGCCGAACGTATTAAGGACCTGACGCATAAGCGTCAGGTCTGTAGGGTCACCGAAGGCAGCATAACCGGCGATCTTATGGCCGCCGACCCCGGTCTGCTTCCAGTAAGCGCAGACGTCCTGCATCTGGGCGCCGTTGTCGTTGGCCCCGGTTTCCGGGTCATAACCGCTGACAGCCGAGTAAGCCTGGATGACGCTGGACTGAGCGATCGTCACCTCCGTATTAGCGAAAGCAGTCCAGCCCTGGATCATGTGACCGGCAGCCGCACAAGTGCAGTCCCCGATCCTGTCATTACCATACATGGGCCAGGACGGCACCTTGCTGGCCCGGTCAACGACAAGCGGAGCGGGCGGGAGGCCCGCTGCGCTCAGGTAGTTCTCAAGGGTAAGCGCGGGGCGGTCGGTGTCACGGGGGAGCCGTCCGTACTTCAACTAATCTCCTTAAGCCGTAGCCTGGAATACTGCGACAGTGCCGGAATCGGAAATCTTCGTCCAGGTGCGGTTACCGCTGTCAGCAGCGGTAACCGTGGAGGGGCTGTTAGCGGTCGTGACAAACTGGGCAGTCAGTTCGCCAGTCTGGCCAGCCGAGTCGGTAACGGTGCCAGTGAAGGTCAGCGTTGTATCGGCAGTACCGGGAACATAAGTGACCGTGGCATTGATCAGCTGGCCCGGAACATACGAGGCCTTATCGAATGTGACGCTGGTGATGCTGGGCGCGGTGTCAGTCAATGCTGTCCTTCTTGTGCATCAGAGGTGGTGAAGCAGGGAAAGAATCGTCGCAACGGTAAGCGCTGCTGTTAGCACAGTGGGAATCAGCCAGCGCTTCCACTCGGCGTGTCCCCGTTCATGTTCATCCCTGGACTGGTTACGGTGCTCTATTGCGGTTATGCGATCCTCGGCCCGGTCTACCCGCTGGTTTAGCGATTCGACATGAGAGGTGTCGGCTTTGAAGGCAAGACCCCGGATAAGATCGTCTACCTTGTCCTCAATGCGCTTCAAGATTTCCTTAACGGAGTAGCTTATCTGCGGCTCAACCGGAAGAGATATGCGCGGTTCCTCGTCCTGCATGTCATATCCCCGCATTCCACACGTCGATGAGGCCCAGGATTCTCACGTTATTGACAGTCTGGCCGTTACTCAGGACGCCGTTGACGACTAGGTTTCCCGTCTTGAAGTCAGTACTGGACTGGATGGAACCAAGCGGCGAGGTGATCCCCGAGAAGAACCCGCAGATATCAGCGTTGTTCTTACCGGCCTTAAGGCGGGCCTTGAACAGGCTCATCATGTAAGACATGTAAGACCCGGACCACTGGCCGCCCGTCGAATCGGTGAACGGGATCGGGCTTCCCCAGATCAGCTGCTTATCCTGCAAGGTCAGGGTCGTAACATTGGCCAGCTGGCCGAAGCCCCACTCCCCCAGCCCGAACGGGATGCCCGCACCGTCAGCCAATGCCATGTAAGAAGTGCTAACCCCGGCAGGAACCTGATCGGGGAAGGTGCCAGTCCTGAAGGCGTTGGCATACCAGTCGCAGTAGAATGCGTGCGGCACCGGGGATAGGGCCGGAAAGTACGAGACCGCGTTCGCGTAGTTGCTGCCGGTGCCGTTGCAGCCAGGGTCGAAGATGACAACCCCGCCAGCCGACACAATCGTAGGCGCATAGTTAGTCCAGTACTGAGGATAGGTAACGCCACCGGACGGGAAGCTCGTCCCGTCGTTCATCTCCTGCCAGAGGTTCCATTCAACGTTAGTGCTCACGGCCAGGACCGAGGTAACGGCGCTTGAGAGCGCCGACTGCTGGCTTGCGATCGTAGCGGCATTGCTGGTGCGGGTGGGCTTGACGCTTATCTGCACCTTGACGCCGTTGTTTAGCAGGTTAAGCAGCCCCGGGTCAGTCGCGGAGAATACTCCCTCATTCCAGAACTGCTTTTGCCGGGTCATGGCCGGGACGACACCCGGAGCAAGGAAGCCGTCAAGCTGCTTAGCCGCCTGGACGGTCTGGCTGCCCGCCAGGCCATAGACGTTCGGGTTGACGGTGGCACCGACCAGGCCGACGCTGGCGCTAGTCCCGGTAACCGTGAAAGGCCACGACTGGCTGTCACTCAGCCCGTCTTCGCTGGTAATCGTAGCCGTGAAGGTGAAAGTACCCTGGCTCACCGCGTTAGCCTGAAACTGGACAATGGTTATCCCGTCAGTATTAGATTGCGCCCAGGTGAGACCGCCCGTATCGCTGGCAGAGAACGTAAACGGACCAGAGCAGCAGGCAGTGAAGTTAACCGTCGCCGTCATCAGGGCACCCTTCCCGTAGGAAGCCTGATCGAACGAAACACCCTGAATGATCGGCTGGCACATTATTCGCTCACCCAGATGCACTCGAAGTGAGAGTTAGGTGAGGTAACCGTGCTGAAGCTGCCTGAAGCCGTGTCCTGTGTCTGGACTACCGGCTCAATCCAGTCCCCGGCACGCAGGTAGTAGTAGCCCATAGCCGACGCTCCCCCGCCGCTCTGAGAGGGAGGCACGTTCTGATGGCCGTACTGGTCATAGTTACTGACCCCGGCGCTAGTGCTTATCCTGAATTGGGCGATCGTGCTGGGCGTGCTAGTAAGTGTCGGGGCGCCGAAGAATACTTCAAACGTGGCCAGGTACCAGCCCGGCCTTGGGGCAACATAGCGGGTATTAACAGCATCCCAGCCCGAGTAAGGATCACCTGTCCCGCTGTGAATGATCCCGCCGACCGTATCCATCGTGACAACCGTGTTAGTGCCCTGCGAGATAGCCTGAGCGGTGCCCTGCTTGCTCAGCAGGAAAGGCCGGTAGTACAGGAACGTGAGGTCGTTGCCAAGGCCGGTGTTAAAGGCCGTCTGAGTGGTCCCTGCGGCGCCCAGACCGGCTGTGTACCTGTAAGACAGGTCGGGCACAGATGGCAGGGAAGCCGGGAAACCTGACCTGGCGCCCATCCAGAGCAGCAGGAGGACTGGCGGGATGTTCCCCGCGCAGCTTACCGTGCTGCCGGATGCCTGGCTGGCGATTAGCTGGACAGTATCCCCGGCCTGAAGGTCAAGCAGCTTGACCGTGGCAACATTGTTATTGTTGCCCGCTGCCATCTGATGCACCGGACCTTGTTTGTTGGTGCTGTTGACCTTGATGCCGCACCTGGCTGGCATGGCCGAACCGGCGGCCTGGAGGCTGACGGCCCCGTAGCACAGGTAGATGCCGTCAAAGGGAACAGTGTAAGTGTTAGACCCGTTCCAGCCCCCATAACTATCCAGCTGCACGCTGGACAGGTTGATCGTGGTATTGGTGCCGAGCCCTGATGGGATGTTACCCCCGGAATTACCGGCATTCACCCGGAGCGCCGGGGGCATGTTAAACACCCTTAGCGTGTTGCGGATAGCAGAGTTAAGCTGGGCTGAACCGATGTGCGAGTTAGCTCCGGTCCAGCTCTGGATAGGCGCCGGGCCGCCGGGCACCTGGAAGCCGTACTGCGGCAGCACCGAAGCCCACATGGCGTGGAACCGGGAAGTCTCCCCCGATCCGTCTATCGTTGTAGCCAGGTTGGCGGCGCTGGCAGCCCCGTTGAAGGCAACCGGCATGTAGGAGCCGCCGTCGAAGTAAATCAGGTCGCACACCCACGGCGTAACATCATGGTTAGCATTGCCAGCGCAAGCCTGCGGACACGACAGCAGGTTCGGGCCGCCGCTAGGGAATCCGTTGGTGCTGTTAGTGATGTTAGCCCGGTAAGGCGAATTAGGGTCATGGCCGCCCAGCGGGGCAAACGCCGAGACCAGGTACCAGCCCCCGCCGCCGCCGACAAGATTACCCGAACCTCCTTGCGGGAGGTTCGGGTTGCCATTGGAGAAGGACACGCCATCCTGAACGATCCCGGCATAGTCCGGGTCCATCTGGACGCCGAAATAGGCCGAGTTGTCCACCAGGACGTTAGCCCCGGCAGACTGGAACAGCCCCCGGTAAGCCCCGGCGTTGACACTCAGCCCGGTAGCAGCCTGCATGGCCTTATAGAGCGGCTTGCGGGCATGGAATCGCGTCCCGTTAGGATTGTATGCCAGCGCGTTGATCGCGTACAGGTCATTGTCCAGCCGGGATGCTGTAACGAAGTCGTTAAGCTGCCAGGTGTAAGGATCGACCGGCATTACCAGCCGATCCCGTTGCTAGCGATCTGGTTGTTGGCGGTAAGGTCGCACTGAAGCACGGTGGACTCAATCATGTAGGGAACCAGGTTGAGGGTTGTCGCCCAGTTATCCGGGCCGCCAGCGTGCTGCACCATTTGAACGATGCACAGCTGCGAGATAACGGCCCCCCCGAGGGGCCGCCGGTTAAGCCTTACGACGTCGCCCTGCTCGACCCCCAGGGCCACCGGCCACACAGCCGGGTTTGCCGCCGGGTCAAGGACAACCTGCTGGACTCGCAGGCTAGGCTGCCTGTACTTGGCCAGCTGCCAGTTAGCCAGGTCATAGGCGTCCTGGTCAGCCATGACCTCAACAGTGGCCTGCTGCCCATTCCTGGTGAAGTACTGCTTCTGGCTAGGCTGGTCAGCGGTAATGGCGACAGCGCCGTTGCCGTTCTGGCTAGCCTGGCGCTGGACGGTGACAAGGTTCGATATGAACGTATTGTCAAAATCGTAAGCCTCGCCAGGATCGTAAGGCGTCTCCCCCGGGCCGTCCCCGAGCGTCCACTTAACGGGCCTGTTATACAAGAACGCCCTCGGCCACCAGGTCACATTGTTAGCGGCATCGCAGAACAGGAACCCGCCCTCAGCCGTGGCCATCGTGGAGATAGCATCCACGACGGACTGCCCTGAAATCTGGTCGGCGGGACCCATGAAAGGCGAGGGACTGTCAAGGGCACAAGCTCGCTGAAGGCCGAAACCGCCGTAGGTAAAGAGCTTGGCCACCCTGGTAACCGAGTCATCCCCGCTGCCGCCTGTATGGGCGGCAGCGTAATGGGCCTTCACCCGGCTAGTGGCCAGCTGCACCGGGAAGAGAGCCAGGTGCCCGAAGGTGTAGTTATAGCCGTAACTGATACCGCCGTCAGAGTGGTTCACTCCACCGACGCCGATAAAGTTCCAGTCGTTCTCGACATTAACGCCCGCATAGACAACGCCCGAGGATACGACAGCGCCGTCAAGAAGCACGGTCAGCTGATATGAAGTGGAACTGGGCGTCGTGCCGATCTGGAAGACGAAGTGATGCGGGTTGTTGTCAGTTATTGTCGCTATTGCAGTGTGGCTGACGTCGTTGCCCTCAAAGTCAGCGAAGTCGATTGCCAGCAAATCCTGGCCTGTAGAGCCGCTTGGCCCGGGGTTAACCCTGACAAGAAACCTGGCCCCGCGAGCATAGGCATTCCCGGCGCCGCCGCCAGCGCCAACATAGTAGTTGCTAGCCGGGCCGCTGATCCTCAGAAGCTCCTGATAGTGACCCGACTGC